CAGAATCTCTAATGCTCTCAAGATGGGTACAACCCTTCACAGAACAAAGATATTTTGAGATCGATCCTAAACATGTTATTATTGTATTACCGGCCTCTCCCGGTTTGAGTATCTATTACGAAGGTGTATTAGATAAGCTAGAGGGTGTTGAAAAAATTAATACCGTGGATGATGATTACGATGATGAAGATATCTACGATGAACTATTAGATGAACTAGAAACAGATAGTGATTTAATACATTAATGTAGTTCTGATAACCAAAGACAAGATCAATATAACACTATTTTCTGGTGGAGTCAAGGTTCTTTTAAATTATAATGATCCTTGACTTAATCCTATAGATGTAGTATAGTGTATAAAGATTAAGGAGAATACCTAATGGCGAAAGCAAAGGGTGAACACTACGTTGACAATAAAGCATTTCTTGTGGAAATGGTTGCATGGAAAGAAAAATGCAAAGAAGCGGTGGATGCTGAAGAGCGTATTCCTCCTGTTACAAATTATATGGGTGAGTGCTTTCTCAAGATTGCACAACATTTATCATATAGGCCTAACTTTATAAATTATACATACAAGGATGATATGGTATCTGATGGGATCGAAAACTGTCTTCAATATGCTTCAAACTTCAATCCAGAGAAGTCATCAAATCCCTTTGCATACTTTACGCAAATTATCTACTACGCCTTCATCCGAAGAATTCAAAAAGAAAAGAAGCAAACCCACGTTAAAAATAGAATCATAGCAGGTAGTAACTATCAATCTTTTGATACGATGCCCGGTGATTCAACTAGCTATAGTATTGATAATTCCTTTGCAATGGATAATCTTCCAATGGAAGATGTGTATAAACCCAAGACGGTAGAAAAAAAAAGTAAAAAGGGACTAGAGAATTTTATGGAAGATGATATTGTTGGCGTGGCGGTACTGGGTGATGAGCGTTGAAGATTGCAATTATAACTGACACTCACTTTGGTGCCAGAAATGATAACCAAAACATCAATGACTATTTCTACAAATTCTATGACGATGTATTCTTTCCCACTTTAGTTGAGAGAGGAATTACTACCTGTGTTCACATGGGTGATGTTACAGATCGTAGGAAGTTTATTAGTTTTAGGACTGCCAGTGATTTTCGTAAAAAGTTCATTGGTCGTTTTCAAGAGTTGGGAATTGACCTTCATCTTATCATTGGTAATCATGATACATTTTACAAGAACACCAACGAAGTCAACTCAATGGAAGAGTTGGTAGGTTCTGACAGGTGTAATATATACACGGGCCCGACGGTTGTAGAATTTGATGGTATACCAATTCAATTCATGCCGTGGATTAATGCCGGTAACTACGAAGAATCTCTAGATGCGTTGTCACGTTCACCCGCACAGATTTTGATGGGACATTTAGAAGTAGATGGTTTTGAGATGCATAAGGGACATAAATCAGAGGGTGGATTTGATAAAGAATTGTTCCGTAGGTTTGACCTATGCTTTAGTGGACACTTTCATCATAAATCCGATGATGGCCAGATATATTATCTGGGAACTCCGTATGAGATTACATGGAGTGATCACGATGACCCGAAAGGTTTTCACATCTTTGATACAGAGAACCGGGAACTAGAACGCATTATTAATCCTCATAGTATTTTTGAGAAGATTTTCTATGACGATACTATTAAAGACTATACCAAAGAAGATGTGTCTGGATATAAAGAGAAGTATGTAAAACTGATTGTGGTAAACAAGAAAGACCTTTACCAGTTCGACAAGTTTACAGACAGGTTGCTACAAGCTGATGCATATGAGGTCAAGATTATTGAAGACTTCTCTGAGTTGGATGCTGAGAATGTATCTGATGATATCGTAAACAATACTGAAGACACGATGACACTCCTAGAGAAATACATTGACCAACTGGATGTTACATTGAGCAAGGACCGATTGAAAAATACGATGCGGTCACTTTACACCGAGGCGCAAGATTTAGAAATATGATACATTTTGAGACGGTCAGGTGGAAAAACTTCCTGTCAACTGGTAACAACTTTACAGAGATACAGTTAGACAGAAATTCAACCACATTAATTATTGGAGAAAATGGTGCAGGAAAATCTACTATTCTTGATGCTCTGTGTTTCGGTTTATTTGGTAAACCTTTCCGTAACATAAACAAACCCCAACTGCTAAACTCTGTCAATGGCAGTGCTGCACTTGTAGAGGTAGAGTTTCGTATTGGAACCAAGAAGGTTAAGGTTGTTCGTGGTATCAAACCAAACGTGTTTGAGATTTACGTCAATGGTAAGATGTATAACCAAGATGCAAACTCGCGTGACTACCAGAAATATCTAGAGCAACAAATACTCAAACTCAACTATCGCAGTTTTACTCAGGTTGTTATTCTGGGTTCATCTACGTTTATCCCTTTCATGCAGCTGAAGTCTAAACAACGCCGTGAAGTTGTTGAGGAAATTCTTGACATCCAGATTTTCTCCCTGATGAATATGATTCTCAAGACGCAGTTAAAGACCATTGTTGATGACATGCGTGAGGTTGATTACCAGTATAATTTGACAAAGGAAAAGATTACCCTCCAAGAAAAATATATTGATGAAATGTTTATGCATAGGGAAAAACTAATTAAAGAGAAGTCTTCTTTGATTGCTGGAAATGAAGAAGAAGTTTTCAAGAAGAACTTGGATATAAAATTCCATAACACAAACAACATTGAACTCCTCACTCAAATTACTGACAACGATAGTGTAAATACAAAACATAACAAACTGAAAGATATTCAATCGCAGTTAAAAGAGAAACACAGGGCACATACTAAACTGGTTGGTTTCTTTGAGAGTAATGAGGACTGCCCAACCTGTCAACAACATATTGATGAGGTCTTCAAGGCCGACATGATTGACAAGAAACAAGGTGAAGCAGATAGAGTTGATGGTGGACTAAAAGAACTTAAAGATGAGTTGCACAAGGTCACCTCACGACAGAACGACATAAAAGATATTGCTAATAGGATTCGGGAAAATGAAGTTCATGTTGCAAAGGAGAATAGTTCTCTTGTTCAACTTGAGAAATTCAATTCTACTTTGCAGTCGGAGATTGATCAATTGGTTGCTGGTGAAATCAACAAGGGTGACCATAATAAACTGGATGAGTTGAAGGAAACTCTTTCTGGGTTTGATATGCAGAAGTCCAAGTTGCGTGAAGACAAGACCTATGCAGAGGCCGCGAGGAATATGCTACAGGACACGGGTATCAAGACCAAGGTTATCAAGCAATATCTTCCTATCATGAACAGATTGATCAATACCTACCTCACCTCTATGGAGTTCTATGTGAACTTTACACTGAATGAAAACTTTGAGGAAACTATCAAGTCACGGTATCGTGATGAGTTTACCTACGATTCATTTAGTGAAGGTGAGAAGATGCGTATTGACCTTGCACTGTTGTTTACTTGGAGGGCAGTTGCAAAGATGAAGAACAGCACTAACACAAACCTGTTGATACTGGATGAAATCTTTGATAGCTCTTTGGACGGTACAGGCACAGATGAGTTTCTAAAAATTCTAAATACACTTGGTGATGAAAACGTATTTGTGATCAGTCATAAACAGGATGCTCTTGCAGACAAGTTCAAAGATACAATAAGATTTTCTAAAGTGAAAAACTTCAGTCATGTTGTTGATTGACACTTGGCCTGATACTCCTGATAGCACTAGTAATGCAGATTGTTATTTTCTATACGAAACATGCCTAGAGTACAAACCAAAAAAGATACTTGAAATAGGAACCCTAGTTGGTAAATCTGCATATGCGATGGCTCTTGGTAGTGATTGTGAGATACACACTGTAGATAAGAATAGAGACAGGTTCATAGTTCATGAGGGTTTTGAGAGAATTATAAGATACCCCGACACAGAAAGCATGGAGTTTTGGGACAAGAGTATATCTGGTTTTGATTTTGTATTTGTAGACGGATGGTTAAAATTTGAAGATTGTGAAAATATATTTGAAAAGTCCCTTTACAATTTTTGGTTTTTGTGTCATGATTATAGATTAAATAATAAAGGTGAAGATGTGGTGAATAGAATGTTAAAAGAGGGTATGAAAAGAAATTATGACTTTGATATATCTGAGGGGGGGGAGTGTTGCGCTCTAGTGAAATTTGGGAAAGCGTAGTGACTTTGAACGCAAACCAAGAGACTTCTATCCTACACCGATGGAAGCAGTAGAACCTCTTATTGAACATCTACCGAAACATTTTACTTTTGCAGAACCATGTGCTGGTGATGGTGCATTGATAAACCATCTTAAAACAGGGGGTGTATGTATGTGGGCAAGTGACATTGAACCACAGTATAAAGGTATACCTACTCAGGATTATAGAGACGTAAAAGAAAATGAACTATTAGAATCAAATTATATAATTACAAACCCGCCGTGGGACAGGAAAGTGCTTCATCCTATGATAGATCACTTTGCTCCACTAAAACCCACATGGCTCTTATTTGATGCAGATTGGATGCATACTAAACAGAGTCAACCTTATATGCCGTTTTTACATAAGATTGTAAGTGTAGGCCGAATTAAGTGGTTTGGTAATATGACAGGCAAAGACAATTGTGCGTGGTATTTGTTTGATAAGCAAACTCTACCAATTTTTGGTACAACTTTTTATGGGAGAACAAAATGACAGTTAATACAGACGGATGGCATAAGCAACCACACTACACACAACACGCACTAGATGTAATGGAGAGGATAGTGGACACACAATTGGTTTCTGTAACGGACCCAATTCTAAAAAAACCACTAGAGTCCTGTTCTATTGGTTTGGACCGCAAGGAACTACATGATCGTTTGCTCAGTGCAATGGAACATTATCAGGGTATCGGTCTGTCTGCGAATCAGATTGGTATTCAAGAACGTGCCTTCATCATGTATTCAGATATTAAGAAAAAAGAGACGATCACCTGTTTTGACCCCCTGATCACAGAGTATCATCTTGACAAGATCATTATGGATGAGGGCTGTCTGACATGGCCCGGCCTGTGGTTGAAGGTGCCACGCTCAGAGGGTATCCGGTGTCTATACTATGATGTGGACGGGGAACTAGTACAGGTAGAAATGCACGGACTTGAATCACGAATCTTCCAACATGAGTATGATCACATGGAAGGGACGAACTTCACCAAACGAGTGAGTCCATTGAAGTTGAACATGGCCCAGCGCAGAGCTACAAAGATGAAGAAAAAATCACTCATCCCGGCATGAAAGATAAAAAAATGAAATTACCAACTAAATTGCAAGTAGACAAACTTTTAGAACATTATCATAACTTTCGGTATTCTGATGCTGAGGAGTTAGCAATATCTATGACTCAAGAGTTTCCAGAGTTTCCAATTAGTTGGAAAGTGCTTGGTGCAGTACTCATGCGAACTTGTAGGATGCCTGATGCGTTAGTTGTTAATCAGAAATCAGTAGAATTGGTTCCAAACGATTTTGAAGCTCACTATGACTTGGGTATCGTAATGCAAGAACTTGGCAGATTTGAAGAGTCTGCGGATAGTTTCCGAAGGGCAACAGAGTTAAACCCTGATTTTATTGAGGGGTATTACTATTTGGGTATTGTGTATCGCGCACTGAAGAGGTTGGATGAGGCTGAAGAAAATTATAGAAAGGCATTAGAACTCAAACCTGACTTATTAGAAGCAATAATTAACATAGGTCAATTATATGTTGATAGGGAGAAGTATGAATTAGCACTAGAACAATTTGACCTGTTGGATACATGCGTCATCGATACAGCCAATGCCGAGGATGCAAGAGCCCGTGGTATGGAATGTTTATATGCGATGGGACGAATTGATGAGATTTATGAAAGAATTGAATCTAGGGATGATGATAAAAATATACGAGTAGCTGCTCTTGCCTCATTTCTCAACCAAAGGGAAAAGAAAGACACCACACACAACTTTTGTAAGAACCCGTTAGAGTTTCTGCATCACTCTAAAATTTCATCTCACATAGAGGATACTGATTCATTTGTCACAGAGTTGGTAGATGAACTGACTAATGTAGACACGAACTTTGAACCCTTTAATACAACTACTCGCAATGGTTATCAGTCTAGTGTCAATTTATTCAATGGTCCTTATGCAAAAATGAAACAGTTGCAAACAATTATCGTGAATGAGATATCTAGTTACCATTCAAAATTCAAGGATGAAAAGTGTTCATTTATTGAAAATTGGCCATCTGATTACAATCTCTACGGTTGGCATGTAGTTCTGAAACAACAGGGATATCAACTTCCACACATTCATACGTCTGGTTGGTTGAGTGGAGTCATCTACTTAAAGGTAGTTCCTTCCCTAGAAAATAATGAGGGTGCAATAGAATTTGGATTGAACGGTGCATTCTATACTGATGACAATTCACCAAAGGTAATACATCAACCAGAGGCAGGAGATATAGTTCTATTTCCATCGTCGCTTCATCACAGCACTATTCCGTTCACAACAGATACGGACAGGATTGTTATTTCCTTTGACTTGGCACCAAATTTGCCGATGCTACATGATGGCATAGTTGATGACAAAAAAACAGAGGGACTCATGAATGTTGTGAAGTCAAGAAACCTTAGTGAAAAACCTAAACTTGTAATTGATAATCCTCTTATTCTAAACAGAGAAGTAGAGCCAGAACTCCTTGATACGCTATCCAAAATGCATTCCAGAGAATTAGACAAAACATCAGATGCTCGATATGGAAACGGTAGGTGTTCACCAGACTTTGGATTGTTTGAAGACGAGAACCCTGTCATAAAATCTGTAGCAGAAGACATGATCAGAATTATGAAGGAAGCGGTTAAATCAGATATCTTCATTATGTCTTCATTTTTCAATATTATGGGTGCAGGCGGCGGGTCAACTCCTCACGATCACATAAGTCAAATAGATGAAGATGGTGGACGTGGACTCAATCTGGCTGAACACAAACACAGTCTTGTGTATTATCTTGATGTTGGAGATCAGGATTGCGACGAGCCGGGAACTTTGAAACTTTATAATCCTGTCGAAGAAGTTCTGCCGAGTAACGGTATGATAACGATTATTCCCGCAAGTAGAATGCACTCTGCCGTTTATGGTGGAAAAAAGGATAGGGTTATAATTGGAGTCAATTTCTATAGCATATGATACCAAGAAGTCACTTCTATGGTGAAACCACTCCAAAAATGACAGTAGTGACAAATATGTCACACTTTCCCTAAATATTCAATAAAACGACATTAGGGGTCATTATTTTCTGGACTTATTCTGCTCAGTGTGGTACTGTAAGGTATGATGAGAAATAAGGAAATGGACATGAATAAAGAACTTACCCCTATCGGAAATATCAAAGACCTGATGCCGATTTGCATTGCGGCTCGGAAAAATGCTGCTAAACGTGAAGCACTGAAGATTATGCGTGAGCAGATGAATGCAATGGATGATATGGAACGTGATGAGAACGGTATGACTAAGGAAGGTGCTTTTGAATTCCGCCGTGCATGTCAGGCCATGTTTGACGCTGCGGATGCGTTCGAAGATTGGATGAATCAAGAAGAAAAGTTCGGAAATAAGTAAGATTCTTCTTGACAAAACCCCTCCAACATGTTACTGTAAGGTATGATGAAAAATAAATCGACACTCGCAAAACTCCTCGCTGAAGAGGATATCTTCGTTGTCCACAAGAAGATGGACACGGCATATTTCAATCCCAAGTCACGGGAACTGGGTCTGCCCATCTGGAAGGATGAGGAGATGACCAAAGATATCTATGACCTGATGGTTTGCCATGAGATTGCTCACGCACTGTGGACGCCCCTAGACATGCTAGAGACGGCCGCGGTTCGTAAGATCAATCACTCGTTTGTGAATATCGTTGAAGACGCCCGTATTGAACGGATGGTGCAGGATCGTTATCCCGGCGCTGTTGCGGTTTTCAATCGTGGATATCGTGACCTGACTGCCAAGGATTTCTTTGGTATTGCAGACAAAGACGTTTCTGAGCTGAACCTGATTGATCGTATCAATCTGTTCTTCAAGAAACAGAAGGTTGAATTTACTGCTGAAGAAAAGGTCTGGGTCAAGCGGGTTGCAGAAACCAAGACTCCAGAAGATGTTCTGAATCTCTCTGAAGAGCTCTACGCTTGGATGGCAGAGAATGCTCCAGAAGAAGAAGAGTCTGACGATGAAAAAACCATGTCTGATCCTAACGGTGAGTCGGGTGAAGGTGATGGTGAAACTGGTGAGGGCGATGCTCCTGCCGATGATAAAGGTGATGAAGATGGAAATGATGTTCCTACTGGCGATGCTGGTGACGATGGCAACGATGACGCTGACGGCGATGCCGAAACTGAAAACGGCGAAACTACCGAAGAAGGTGGTGTAGAGTCCACTGGACGAGGTGGACCGCCGATGGCAGAAACCGATACCGATACGAACAATGCAATCGACAAGCTAGTTGATAAGAATGCAACGGAACGGACCTATGGTCGTATTCCTGCTCTCAATGAAGACCTGATTATGCCTTTCGGTGAAATCCTAGAGAAGTCATGGTCAACTTACGCTGTGGGTGGGTCTTGGATTGATGCAAAGAAATCAGAGATTGCTACCATGAAGGACGAGTCGAAGAAGACTGTCGGTTACATGGTCAAAGAATTTGAGATGAAGAAGGCTGCTGACCAGTATGCTCGTGCTGCTGTTTCCAAAACGGGTTCGCTCGATATGGGACGGTTACACACTTACAAATACAATGAAGACCTCTTCAAGAAGGTGACTACTCTGCCGGGTGCTACAAACCACGGTATGGTGATGGTTGTCGATTGGAGCGGTTCTATGTATGAGAACCTTAAAGGTACTCTGTCTCAGCTGTACAACCTAATTTGGTTCTGCCGCCGCACTCAGATTCCTTTTGAAGTGTTCGCGTTCAGCGATTGCCGTGAGTTGTTCATTGATCCCGTGACACGCGAATGGCCTAATCGTTATGAAATGAAGATGGATGACTTCAAAGCAGGTGATCTTGCTCTGCGTAGTTTCAAGCTTCTGGAATTCTTCTCCAGCAAAATGTCTGCGAAAGAAGAAATCGAGATGATGGAAATCCTGTGGATGGTTGCTTCATACTACGGTTTCGAAGCTGATCGTGAGATTGCATTTAACAAGGTTGGGTTTCCCGGTTTCCTTAACTTGGGTGGTACTCCTCTCAATGACGCAATCATTGCGATGATGGAAATCGTTCCTAAGTTCAAGCGTGACACTGGTGTTCAGAAAGTCAACACGATTTTCCTGACTGATGGTGCTTCAAATAACTTGGACGGTGTGTACGATTATCGTCTGGATACGGGCACTGGTGATCACACTCAGGTTATTGATCGTATTCGTGGGACAATGACAATCTCTGACCCCAAGACCCTCAAGAATTATGAGGTTGATGGATATGATATGACTGATGGATTGCTTCGCATCCTCAAGGATCGTGTTGATGATATGAACCTGATTGGCTTCTTTGTTGCAGGTTCTGGTCGCTCTGGTCGAGTTGACAAACGCGCCCTCTACTCTCTACAGCGTGAACTTTCGATGGATGCTATTATGGAACAGGTCAAGTTCATCAACAAGAACAAGTACCTCGTCATCGACTCGAAGGGTTACGATGAGATGTATGTCCTGCCTGCCAAGGGTATGGAAGTCTCGAACGAGGGTCTGAGCGATGATCTGGTTGGTGCTTCTAAGGCAAAACTCAAGTCTGCCTTTGGTAAGTCGATGAAGGGCAAAGTCGAGTCCCGTCAGCTCCTCAACAAATTCGTGAAGTTGGTGGCGTGATAAAAATGTCACACTTCACAGAATTTATGAAAAACATTGAAATTAACTATTGACAAACCCTATTTTATATGTTAGCATAGGATATAAGATGAGAAAACAGAAAGAAAGATTGAATATGTACCTCTCTCCACGCAAGAAACTCTTCGTTGACACTGCTGCCGAAATGTTCGGTGATGGTGCCGTGATTACCAAGTCTCAGAAAGCAGAGGCAGCTGCGAAAGCTGGTGTCCCGTTTCCTACTTGGTTCAAAGGTGAAGGTTTTGCCGTTGGTTACAATGCGTATAAATTACCTAGTGAGGGTGGCAATGTTGCTGCTCCTGTCACTGCTGCTCCTGCTGGTGCAGAGGCGACAATGGTAAATCTGGTCGCAACAAATATGGAAAAACAGAATCTCGTTCCTGCTAAGTTCGAAGGGTTTGTGCCTTGGGGCAACTTCTCTCTGATTGAGAAAGTTGTCAAGTCTGGGATGTTCTATCCCATCTTCATCACTGGTCTGTCCGGCAACGGCAAGACCCTGATGGTTGAAGAGGTTTGCGCCAAACTCAACAAGGAACTGATCCGCGTCAACATCACCATCGAAACTGATGAGGATGATCTGCTCGGTGGGTTCCGCCTTGTGAACGGTGAAACCAAGTTCGTGCCCGGTCCTGTGATCGAAGCAATGGAACGTGGTTGCACGTTGCTCCTTGATGAGTGTGATCTAGGTTCGAACAAGTTGCTCGCGTTGCAGCCTGTCCTTGAGGGTAAAGGTGTTTACCTCAAGAAGATCAACAAGTGGGTCACGCCCAAGGATGGTTTCAACGTCATGGCCACTGCCAATACTAAGGGCAAGGGTTCGGACGATGGACGGTTCATTGGAACTAACATCCTCAACGAAGCGTTCCTAGAACGGTTTGCGATTACGATGGAACAGCCCTACGCTTCGCCTGCGGTTGAAACCAAGATCGTCAAGGGTGCCATGAAGAAGTATGGTTCTGTTGATGATGAGTTCGCCAAGAACCTCGTAACGTGGGCTGACGTTATTCGCAAGACCTTCTACGATGGTGGTGTTGATGAAGTCATCTCTACCCGCCGTCTGGATCACATTGTGAAGGCATACGCCATCTTTGGTGACAAGATGCAGGCCATCGAGCTCTGTGTCGCACGGTTTGATGAGGATACCAAGGTTTCATTCCTTGACCTCTACACTAAAGTCGATGCTGGTGTTGTCACTGCTGAAGAAGAGAATAACAATCCTCTTCGTGAAGATTCACTTGGCAACGCCTTCTAAAAAAGTTTATGTGTAAGGGTTGAAATTTCGGTTTCAACTCTTATATATATTAGGTGGATGCCATTAAGGGTCCACTGTTAATCTTGCTTTATAAGGAGATACCAAAATGGTTACAAATATGCAAGCAACAAGTCTATTCGACAATATCAATAAACTGACACCCTACGCAGTGGGGTTTGATCGAATCTTTGATCAACTCACTGCATACGCTACAAACAATGTAACGTCAACAGGGTTCCCGCCATATAACATCCGTAAGGGGGGTGAATATACTTATGCCATCGAAATGGCCTTGGCGGGTTTTTCAAAGGATGATATTGAAATCGAAGTAGCAGAAGGTTTGCTTACGGTTCGTTCTATCAAAGAGAACGATGAAAATAATTCCAACATTTATCGTGGAATTTCATATCGTAAGTTCAATCGAAAATTTACCCTAGCAGATGATATTGTGGTGAATGATGCTTCCCTCGAAAACGGTATGCTCAAGATAGACCTTGAGCGTATTGTTCCAGATGCGAAGAAACCTCGCAAAATTAAAATCAAATAATTTTGAAATAGTAGCGAAAGGGGTCTTGACTTTTAGACCCCTTTCGTGTATTATAATATAATCAAACTTAATAATGGAGATTTAAATAAATGGTTAGTTTTACAACAGGAAAAATAGGCGACCCCGGATTCATTGATCCAAACAGTGCCGAAGCAAAGGCAATGGTTGTTCCATCTACAGATGATGATTTTGTAGAAAAACCTTCTGAAGAAGAAGTAGAAAAGGTTAGCATTGGTATTACGGTTGCAATGCGTAATAAGTTAGCAGTCAATATTATGCGGGCAGAAATCCCGCTCAATGTTATTGATGAATTGAATGAACATATTGATGAAGTAATTATTCCTGCTGGTCTAGACTTGTCGCCAAAATTGGTTGGTCAGATTAATCAGGATGAACACTCTGGACAGTGGCTCTTTCCACATAATGATGGTAGTGTCGGAGAACAGTTTGCTGAGATTATTAATAATCTTAGTAAAGAATATATTAAACAGACTCTCGGTAAACTTGAGTTTGAAGATACATATAAGGAAGTAAAGACTGATATTGAAACTATGTGGTCGGTTCATAGTTATGCTGGTGACTATAACCCTTTGCATGATCATGGCACTCGTAGTTTTATGGGTCTGTCTTGCATTCTCTTTCTAAAGGTTCCCCCACAGATTGAAGCTATTGGTCTTCCATCTGAGGAAATGATTGCTGCTGGTGTCACGCCGGGGTTTCAAGGACTCAATGGTGCAAGTGGTGCTGTTGATGGATTTACTTATTTGTGTTGGGGTGCAAACGGTATGCGTGATGTTAATATGCTTCGTCCTATCCAAGAAGAATATGTCAAACCAGAAGTTGGAACTATGATTATATTCCCTGCTTGGTTGCGTCATGCTGTTATGCCATTTTCTGGTGAAGGTGAACGTAGGACTTTCTCTGCAAATGTTAACGTAGATATGCAATGAGCGATTTTATTCACTTGATACAAATGGATGATACATCACTATGTGATGATATGCTCAAGTATTATAGTAATAATGCTGAGTATAAACAGCGTGGTCTATCTGATGGTGGTGATAAAAAATCAACTGATGTTGTAATATGGCCAAACTCTAGTGATACTAGTATTTTGAAATATCTAGATTTCCTTAGATTGTGTGTTGAAAGTTATCGGAAAAAATATGATTCTTTTACTTTCCCACTAGGGTTTGCTGAACCTTGGCTTATTCAACACTATGAACCCGGTGAAGGATTTGTTTCTTGGCATTGTGAACGTACTACTAATCAAACACACCAAAGGGCACTTGTCTTTATGACGTACCTTAATGATGTTGAAGATGGTGGTGAAACTCAGTGGATGTATCAGGGTAAAGAAGTAAAACCCAAAAAGGGTTTGACTGCTATCTGGCCAACAGATTTCACTCACACACATAGGGGTGTAGTATCACCAACGCAACGTAAAACAATTGCTACTGGGTGGTTTAACTTTCTGGACTTCAGAGCTGCTCACGGTTCACTTACGAAATATTATGAAGGTCAGCTCAGTGATTTGAGAAAAGAAATAAAGGATGAACAAACTGTCAAAGGTTAACTACAAATACGACGAAGGTAAGGCACTTGCTGAACTTCAAAAATACATCGACTCGACATATGATGAACACTATAGCAAGAACAAGTTTCAAGCTACAGAGTTCATCATTGACGGTGGACATGGTGAAGGTTTCTGTATCGGTAACATCATGAAATACGCACAACGATATGGAAAGAAGGGTGGAAAGAACAGAAGTGACTTGCTAAAAGTGATTCACTATGGTATTATTGCTCTATACATTAATGAACTTGAAAGTGAAAAATAATGAAACTATCTACTGAAACTATCTCCGTATTGAAAAACTTCTCTACGATTAACGCTAACCTTATGGTGAAGGCGGGGTCTAGTCTTTCCACCATGTCTGCAATGAAGAACATCGTAGCAAAGGCAGATGTTGCTGAAGAATTCACAACACCCTTTGCTATCTATGATTTGAATGAGTTCCTATCGGCACTCTCTCTATTCGGTAAACCCGATTTAGAGTTTGGTAATGACTTTGTTATTATTACAGAAGAGGGTACATCGAAGTCTCTCAAGTATTGGTACTCTGATCCATCCGTGGTGACGACTCCATCTAAAGAGATTTCGATGCCCTCGACTGAATTGACGTTCAACCTGTCGAGTGATACACTCAACGAAATCACAAAGGCTGCTGCTGTTATCGGTGTTCCCGACATGGCACTTGCTGGTGGTAAGTTGATGGTTACTGACAAGAAGAACAGCACTGCAAACGCATACGAGACATCTCTGGATGTTGGTGATGTTTCTGCTGACTATAAGTTCTGGTTCAAGGTTGAGAACCTAAAACTTATTCCCGGTGCATATGATGTTGAAGTGTCCTCTAAAAAGATTAGTCACTTTACCCACACTAAACTTGGTGTGCAGTATTGGATTGCATTGGAACCCGAATCTTCTTACAATGTCTAATTTGAGGAATTTATATTATGGAACAATTTTTGTGGGTCGAAGAATATCGGCCACGGGACATCAAGTCATGCGTACTTCCTAAGTCTCTAAAAACTTCCTTGCAATCTTTTGTTGACAAGGAAACACTACCCAATCTGATTTTCTCAGGTGGTCCGGGCGTTGGTAAGACTACTGCCGCCCGTGCCATGCTGGATCAGATTGGTGCTACCTACATGTTTATCAACGGTTCAGAGGAGTCAGGTATTGACGTTCTCAGAACCAAGATAAAGAACTTTGCGTCTACTGTATCACTTGAAGGTGGTAAGAAGTATCTCATTCTTGATGAGGCAGACTATCTAAATCCACAGTCAACGCAACCAGCCCTTCGTGGTTTCATGGAAGAGTTCCACAAGAACTGTGGATTCATTCTAACCTGTAATTATAAGAACCGTATTATCCCTGCACTGCAATCTCGTTGTAGTGTGATTGACTTTGTGATTCCTAAAGCAGAGAAGAATAGACTTGCAACTCAATTCTTCAATCGGTCTATTCAAATTCTCAATGAGAATGAAATCAAGTTCAATGAGAAGGTTGTTGCAGAACTCATAAATACTCACTTTCCAGATTGGCGCAAGGTTCTGAATGAACTGCAACGGTATTCTGTTGTTGGTGAGATTGATGCTGGTATTCTGGTAAACCTTGGTGACAAGAATATCAAAGAACTGATGGTCATGATGAAGAAGAAGGAGTTCACCAATGTTCGTAAATGGGTTGTCGATAATCTGGATAATGATTCAGATAAGTTGTTTCGTGCTGTTTATGATAATCTATATGACTATGTTGACCCTAGTAGCATCCCTCATGTTGTCGTGGCGTTGGGTGAGTATCAATATAAAGCGGCGTTTGTTGCTGATCTGGAAATCAATATGATGGCCTGTCTTACTGAGATTATGGGAAGGACAAAGTTCAAATGATTAAAATATATGATGATGTGGTAGAGGATCATGTTGCAGAATTGATTACTTCTGAGATGAAAAATGTTCTTTGGAAATATGAATATCACACTAGAGGTACGGGAAAAGACGCACACCCCAGTACACATTGGCATCGTCTTGCCGCCGACAGGCGGTGGGCCAGCACAGAAGTAATTGCAAATGGTTTTGAATGGGTGATGCCTATCTGGACTTCTGCAATGTTCAAGTATGATTTTAAAAACACTTATAGTATTGATACATACAAACGCATCTATATGAATGCTCACACGCATGGTATTGAACCTGTGATGCATACGGATGATGGCGACTTTACAATGATTTACTATCCTCGAATGGATTGGAAACCTGAGTGGGGTGGCGGCACTCTAATTGATGGAGAACTCGTTCCTTATGTCGGTAATAGTCTTGTTATCTTTGATGCACACCTACCACATATGGCCATGCCGGTCACTAGGGAATGTTATGAACTAAGATCAGTAATCGTATTTAAGTGCAATCGTAATGTATGAATTAAAAGTAAAAAATGGAAAGTACAAATCCGACAGTTTAACAAGTTTACTGTGGGTCGTATTACGTCACAGATTTCATCATTGGATAAAGGGTGAAGGGTTTATTGATTAATGTATGAGTTGAAGGATTATCTCAAGGCTGTAAATCAGACAAAAGAACCTTTGATGGACGGTGAAGATGAGGAATGGGAACGAAAGTATCCTCCGTTCATTGTCAACAAGTGTGTCGGTGCATTTCCTGATACCGTCATGTTGGTGAATGAGATCAACCAACTACCAAATGTAGATAAGAAACTACAGTTTGATTTTTTGATAAATAGTCTGAGGCCAAGGAAGAGATTTACCCCGTGGTTGAAGGCGACGAAATTAGAGAATCTAGAGTATGTTAAAGAGTTTTATGGATATAGTAATGCAAAGGCCAAGGCTGCTCTTGATATATTGTCTGAGGATCAACTCGCCACTATAAGAAAAAGATTATATAAAGGTGGGAAAAATGGAAGATATTAATTGGACACAGGAGCAGATGTTAGAAATCGGTTTGAAAGAACCTGATGACTTTCTTAAAGTTCGTGAGACACTATCGCGAATTGGGGTAGCATCTCGCAAAGAAAAGAAACTATATCAGTCATGCCATATTCTGCACAAGCAGGGTAGGTACTTTATTGTACACTTCAAGGAGCTGTTTGCTCTTGATGGTAAGAACACAAATCTATCTACCAATGACATTTCTCGTAGGAATACGATTGCAAAACTGTTGCTTGATTGGGGATTGGTTGACATTATTGGTGAGCTTGGAGAAGTTGCTCCCCTTAGTCAGATTAAAGTTCTGTCTTATGCAGAGAAGAATGATTGGATACTAGAAACTAAATACAACATTGGAAAGAAAAAAGAAGTCTAATGGAAAAGTTCAAGTCATTCATCACAGAAGCAAAAGATGAACCGTATAAATTGGTTGTCCTTTCACATGATGATCCACATGATCCTAATGAAACAGGTGTTCTTATTAGAGAAAAAGCATCTAAAATTGGTATAGATTGTTTGTTGGCGGAAATGACTGGGTTTTTTATTAGTGAAGAAGAAGGTAAATTGTTTGTTAATAGTTTTCCTGTTGATGATAAAGGGCAAGTTGAAGAACCTTCTCCTAAAAAAGAAACCAAATATGTTAAACCATATGAAATCCGAAAAGATGATACGATTATAATGGTCAGAGGCCAGGGTACACCTGGCCTAACCGGAAATCATTCGTGGATGGATATAGTTAAAGATTTAGAATATAGAGGATTTACCGTTATCAATAGTAGTAGATGTCATGATATTTGTTCAGATAAATTTATGAGTCAAATATATTTTGATCGACATAAAATTAGGACACCGAAAACAGTTCGTATAGCACATATAGAAGATTCTGACAATGCATTAAAAAAATTGGAGAGAAATTTTCCTATTATTTTAAAAACAACAATAGGTTCTAAAGGTATTGGTGTTATTTTAGTTGAGAGTGCTCCTTCATTAAATTCTATTGTACAACTATTGTATAGAGAAAATGAATATATAGATATATTACTACAGGAACAAATAGAAACATCTTACGATGTACGGGTAATCATTTGTAATGGGGAAGTTATTGCTTCAATAAAAAGGCCT